AATAGGCGGCGGCGGCGGCGGCGCAACCACGGCAGGGCAGGCGGCAGGTGTCTCCACGCCCGGCAGAAGCACCGGGGACGGCGGCGCTGGGCTTTCATCTTCCATTTCTGGAACATCCGATACATATGGATCGGGCGGGAGTGGCGGAGCCGCGATAGATTTTGGATTCCCTATAATTGGGACAGAAGGAACAAATGCGGGCAAGGGGAGCATGAATAATGTGGGTGGAAGCGGGGTTGCAAATAAAGGCGGCGGTGGTGGTGGTGGTGGGTATTTTGACTTTCACTACAATGGCGGCGCAGGCGGTTCCGGCGTTGTCATCATCCGCTATCTGACCGGCTCCGCGACTTGCACGGGCGGCACGGTGACGACTAGCGGCTCCTACACCATCCACACTTTCACTGGCTCCGGCACCTTTACGGTAAGCTAAAATGGCTCACTTCGCTGAAATCGACCAAAACAACATCGTCACTCGCGTGATCGTCGTTAATAACAGCGACATCATGGAGAACGGCCAAGAGAGCGAAGCCAAGGGCATTGCCTTCTGCAAGTCGCTATTTGGCCAAGACACCAATTGGGTCCAGACAAGCTACAACGCTACCACCAGAAAGAGGTATGCGGGCGTGGGATACTCTTACGATAGCAGCCTCGACGCCTTCATTACGCCTCAGCCCTATCCTAGCTGGCATCTGGACGCACAAACCTGCGATTGGGTGGCACCTATTCCTATGCCGAACGACGGCGCTTGGTATATATGGGACGAACCAAATCAGTCTTGGGTGAAGGTTACTACCGATGTCGATTCTGTCTGAAGCCGAGATCGAACACATTGCCGACAGGGCCGCTGAAAAGGCCATCGTCAAGGTGTATGAACAGATTGGCCGGTCGGTCGCCCAACGGGTGTTCTGGTTCATTGGCGTCATCTTTGTCTCTGGATGCGCCTTGCTTGTAGGTAGCAACATCCTGAAAGGATAGGCATGGCCCTTTCCGACGACGAGTTTATCGCCGCTTGGCAACAGGCTAAATGTTCCCCTTCAGTTGTCGCCCGGATACTAGGCGTCCAAGTCCGCGAAGTTTACCGCCGCCGCAAAAGGATGGCGGATCGCGGTATCGTCCTTGAGACACACCCGGTTAACGCGCAGGGCGAGACACAATCCACATACACGCAGTCCTGGTCCTACAAGCGAGAGCGCACCGCCGAGGTCATTGACGGCAACGTCATCATATTCTCCGACGCGCACTTCTGGCCCGGTGGTCGGACGCCCGCCAATGAGGCGCTGCTAAAGCTTATCAAGCGCCTGAAGCCCGCCCGGATCATCGCCAATGGCGACATCTTCGACGGGGCACGGATCAGCCGACATGACCCGCACGGGTGGGGCCAGCCTCCATCGGTCAAGGAAGAACTGGACGCCTGCCTTGAGCGTATGCACGAAATCGCCCTTGCCGCGTCTCGCGGAACCCCTCTCGATTGGAATATCGGCAACCATGATGCCCGTTTCGACCGGGCGATGGTCGTCAACGCCGCCGAATATGAAGGCGTCGTGGAACGCTTGGCGGACAAATTCCCCGAATGGGAAATGGCTTGGTCTATCCGGCTCAATGGCTCTGTCATGGTCAAGCATAGGCAGGCCAATGGTGTCCATGCCGCCTATAACAATACATTGAAGGGTGGCCTGAGCATGGTCACGGGCCATCTTCATAGGCTCGCGGTCACGCCTTGGGCGGACTACACGGGACGTAGATGGGGCGTTGATACCGGCACTCTGGCAGACCCGCTTGGGCCTCAATTCGAGTATCTTGAGAATAATGCAACGCCTTGGTGCTCAGGCTTTGCGGTGTTAACATTCAAGGATGGAATGTTGCTCCCGCCTGAACTGTGCGAAGTGATAGACGGCGTGGCATACTTTCGCGGGGATGCTGTGTGACTAAGGAAGTCCAATGGTTCTGGCGGCGGCTGTTTACGTTCCTGTTTATGGGCGTGAACACAGTCACGGTAGGCTGGATCGTTTTCAAGGTGGATGATGCAGACGCGCTGAAGTGGATCGCCATGATGCTCGTGTTTGCCGACATCCTGCTTGCGTTCGTCTACATGGCTGGAGCTACTCTTGTTGACCTTACGCGGCTGAAGTCTGAGGCGATCCAGACGGCGGGCGAGGTCAAGGAGATCATCACTTGAAAAAGTACCTTATGATTGCTGAGATTGCCTTTGTTCTGGCTATGGCCGGGCTGGCGATTTTCTTCAACGCTCAGGCTGAACGCGAGCGGGCTAGGGCCAAACAAGCTGTCGAACAGGCCAAGGCAGATAGGCGGGCTCTTGAAGCGCTGGAAACCTATACGCAAAAGACCATCATCATTCGGGAAAAATCCAATGCAGCAACCGTGCGAATCAAGGAAGCCCCGCAGGCTCAGACGCCTGTTCCCGACGATGTGCTGTCTGCTTGGCGCGATGGCATTGACCAGTTGCGCAGCAAAGAGCGCGCCGGTCCTGACAATCCCGCAACCGTTCCTTGAGCCCTGTATCGGTCCCGATACACCCGTCAAATCCATTGGCGACCTAGCCGTGTTCAGCATTAGGCAGGAGGTCGCGCTACAGGACTGCGAGGCCAAGCGGGCGGGCCTTGTGAAGCTGGTCGAAGTCCCAAAGAAAAAGCCTTGGTGGAAGCTATGGTAGCAACGAATTTCCCGAACGCCCTGCGTCTGGTGCTGAAGCACGAGGGCGGTTTCTCAAATCATCCCGCCGATCCCGGCGGTGCGACGATGCTGGGCGTCACCAAGCGGGTGTGGGAAGCCTATAGCGGCGATGTCGTGACCGAAGCCGACATGAAGCAATTGACGCCTGAGGATGTCGCGCCTCTCTACAAGAGGGACTATTGGGACAAGTGCAACTGTGACGCCCTGCCAGCCGGGGTGGACTACGCGGTGTTCGACTATGCCGTGAACAGTGGCGTCATGCGGGCCTGTAAGGTGCTACAGGCGGTCTTGGGCGTCGTGACGGACGGGAAGGTGGGTCCGGCAACTGTTGCCGCTGCACGGGCTTCTGAGGGGCTTATTCAGCGGTATTGCGGCGAACGGTTGCGGTTCCTCAAGGCGCTTCCGACATGGCCAACTTTTGGCAAGGGCTGGGGGCGTCGGGTTAGGGAAGTTCAGGCGAAGGCGGTTGCGATGGCAGTTCTGCCAGATGCTCACGCAGCAGCGGGAGGAAATGTTCAAGCCGCAATACAACGCGCCATTGCTCCCCGTTCTGGCGAAAAATGACGGCGGGGATTTCTCCCGGCTTGGTGCAGGCTTCCACCTGACGACACCACTTCATGATGGATAGCGTCTCTTGGCGCTTGCACTCAATCCGGTAGGGTCCGACTTCAATGTCGTCGGCCCCGTCGCGGGCTTGGCCTAGCTTGCGCTTGACCACGAAGCCAAGTTCATCGCTCAGGAGTTTGGCGAGTTCGTTTTCGCCCCGTGCGCCCTTGTTACGGGCCATGCGTCCGGTCATGTCGTCCTCCGCGTGTTTGTAGGGCAGTCACGCTCTGCCTAGTCAAAAGGGATAGGGTCGTCAAAGGGAACGCCATTGTTATCGCCAACCATCTTCTTGCGGTTTTTGGGAACAGACTTGGCGGATCGGATCAGGCTGGCGCTGGTGTCGTGACCTGGACCGTTCTTGAACGTAGTCCCGTCCTTGGCCTCATACTCGACGTAGTTCTCCCCGCCATCAATCGGATTGGCCGGGACAAGCGGCGGGATGAACACATGGTCCCCGCAGCCCTTGCGCTGGTCGTCGGCGGTCAGCGTCTTGCTATGCAAGCCACAGGTCCATTGCCCGCCATCCACCGGCGTTGAATGTGAACAGGTGCGACAATTTGCCTCAGGCCAGCCGCCGTGATGACAGGTCTTGTAGAAGTCGCACATTTTGCAGACCCAATTCGCCGGGTCCGCGCTCAGTTTAGCGGGCGGCGTATTGCGGGCGATGATATACGTCGCTCGCGTCTGGAGCGCGTTGAAGTCCGCCTTATTGAAGTGAACCCACTCGACGTAAATCTCATCGGTGTCCTTGTTGACGGCGAAATACAGGGCTCGCTCAACGTCCATGAGCCCCATATAGACCTGCATCTGTGCATAGTGCTGCGGCTTGGCAGTCTCGACGCCCTTGCTGGCAACGTCATGGTATGATTTGGCGCTATGCGTCTTGATCTCAAGGATGGCCCAGGACTTAGGGCCTTCAGGAAAGCCTCGACCGATCCCATCAATGGACCCACCGAAATGACCCGACGCATCCCGACATTCGATCTGCTTACCGCCATCGTCGGTATGCAGTTCAACGCCAATCCCGCGCAGTTCATCGTATACCCGCGACTCCTCGCGCTTGCCCGTCCCGAACAGACGGAGCAGGCGACCGTTGAACGTAGGCAGATTGACCCACCGGAACACATACCAAAGGTAACGGTCGCATTGGTGCCCGATCTGTGAGGCCCCAAGGTGTTCCCTGTGTTCCTCCTTTCGCTGTTCATACCAAGCGTAAATCTCTTTTGCCGTGGTTCTCACAGGCTCGGGCACCGCGACCATGCTTACTTCTCCCAGGGCTTCTTGTTGGGGCTCGCAGCCGCCGGGGCAGGCTTGGCCGCAACGCGCGGGGCCGATGACGCGGACGAATAGCCCATGACCCGGTTGCGCGTATTGTCCTTGCGGTCGATGTCCAGCGTCAGGGTGAACGGAATCTCAAGCAGTTGATCCGTGTCCTTCAGCGGCACTTGGCCTAGCGCGGTCGCCAACTGGTTAAGCTGGGAACGTGCGATCTGGACCGTCTGTTCAGACGGGTTGTTCACGTTCAGGCGCTCCCAAATCTTGCGACCGGAAAACTCGCCGTCCATGATCTCGATGGTGAGTTCGATATACTCCCCATTGCCCGCCTTGGTGGCCTTCAGTTCGGTGGAGGTCACGCAGGCGGTATAGTCGCCGGGGGGGAGCGGCTCCCAGCTAGAGCGGATAGGCTGGGCTTCATACTCGGTAACGTCAAAGTCGATTGTGGGCATGGTTCTGGTTCCTTAGTTGATTGCGGCTTCAAATTCATCCCAGGCCATAGGGATATGGTCGGGAAGGCTATAGCGGTTCTTCGCCATGTAGGCGGGGCGCTCGTTCGTGTAGAGCAACCGTTCGCCGGTCGAAATCCCGCGATTGCTGGTTTTGTTGAACCCAACGTCGTCCTTCTTGACGAGGGTCTTGTAGTTGCCGAATAGCACCGCGTCGGCCCACTCACGCAGGATGGCGCTGGACCTGTCCTGTAGCTTGGGCTGATAGCGGTCGTAGGGCTCCACCTCAGGGCTGTCGAAACGCTTGATCGTCGTGTGAGCGATCAGGATGACGGCCATCTTGCGGTCGTTACGCAGGGCGTCCAGACCATCAAGGATTTCGCGCCACTTGTTCGCGGCGATGACCGCGCCCTTGCCATAGGCAAGGTCTTTGGCGTCATGGCTGGCCTCGACTTCCTGCCAAATCATGTTCTCAAGCCAATCGGCGCTGTCGATCACAACGGTCTTGAAGTCGTGCTTCTCGCTGTAGAGGGTGCCGATGGCCTCCAGAACGTCGCTGGAGGACTTGGCAAGCGGGAAGTGATCGACCTTCAGCGAGCCCAGGCCGTCCTCAGTCAGAATGAAGATCGGTTTGGGCGCACCGGCGGCAAAGGTGGTCTTGCCGATCCCCTCAACGCCATAGAGCATGACGCGGGGGGCGGCGATGGCTTCGGATTTGCGGATTGATTTCAGGTCAAAGGACATCGATAAAACCGTTCTTTGGTTCGGCAATTTTCCAAACGCGAGTCCCGTCAGCGTCAGTTCGCGTGATGCACCACCCAGGACCACCGATTTGGTGCGCCCTAAGCCTAGCGTTCTTTCCGGCCTTATTGGGGATATAAATGCTATCTCCCACCTCAGACCGAATAAGTTTGCGGATTGCTTCGCTAAGAATTCCTGTTTTCGCTTTGGGGATTTCAAATCCCTTTTCAATCTTGATTTCCATTTCAGTTAACTTCCTCAATGTTGATCCCGGTTTTGGCAGGCTTGACGGTCAGGTGTTGGGCGATCTGGCGGTAGAGGTCAGGGCGCATTTCGCGGATTTTTCGGATTTGGGGCTCGTTCAGCTTGGGCTCGTATTTGATGACTTGGAACTGGTCGGGCCATTGTTCGGTGAGTTCGTGCAGGGGCTCGAATTCGGCTTTGTAGGTCAGCTTTCCGATGACGGTGAGTTTGTGGTTGGGCAGGGTGTGAGTTTCGCGTCCTTCGTCCTTGGCTCCGGTGATGGCGATGATTTCGGCTTCGATTGAGACACGCAGGGCGTTGGCTTCGGCTTCAGCGGCTTTGGCTTTCACCCAAGCGTCGGCAAGCGACGCCAGGGCGGTTTCTTCGTTTGTCATTGGTTTCTCCTTCCAATGCCGATGACCCTACGCTGATAGGCTTGTGGCTGGCAAGAGGTTTTTTTGCACAAATCGCACTTGCAGAAAATGCCAGCCTAAGCCTAGTGTGGGGCACAAGGAGATTTTCCAATGAATTCTATCAGAGGGCGCGAACAGCCCGCTTACGATGTCGTCACCATGCTTGGAGGCGTCACCAAGGCCGCGACGATCTGCGGAACCTATCCGTCTACCGTCTCGCGGTGGTTGCAACCTACAAGTAAAAAGGGCTCTGGCGGTAAGATTCCGCTGAAGTATTGGCAACCCATCCTAGATTACGCCAAGCAACACAACATCAAGATTGGTCTTGAAACGCTGTTCAAGGGCTGACCCGTGGACAACAGCGAATTCTTGGAACATGTCTATGGCGATCTAGGCGACGGCTACGGCTGGACGACTAGCTTTCGCGCCGATCCGAATGCCGCCGATGTCACGATGTGGGGCGGCAAGGCTTGGCGGGCGACGGAAGCCCAAAAGCGGCTTATCAACAGCCGGTCTGAGGACAACAATTTCTTCTGTGTGTCCGCCATGAAGGGCAAGGAGATTGCCCGACGTAAAGCCCACTTTGACAGGCTGTGCGTCCTTGTTGCCGACGATGCCGACATGACCGGGCTAGGGGCGCACCCTACCTACGTTATCGAAACGTCGCCCGGCAAATACCAGATTGGATGCCTGATCGACGCGGACGATGCCGATGCCCGCAACCCGGCGCTCATAGACCGAATCATGCAGGCAATGGCCTTGGACGGGCTTGTGAAGGCCGATGCGTCGGGCAACAACCTCATTCGGTATGTTCGCCTGCCCCAAGGCGCGAACACCAAGAAGCGGCCTAGCGGTGCCTTTGCGGCGCAACTGCTGCAATTCGACCCGGCGCGGGTCTATAGCCTAGACGACGCCTGCATGGTGTTCGGGATCAACTTGGACCTTTTGCGTTCGGACACGGTGGTCCCGCTTCGGCGTGAGTTGAAGCCCCGGTCAAATGCCGCACAACTTGTCGAGGCCCTGGTTACGCCAAATCTGGATGACCGTAGCTATCATGACCCGCTGCTGAAGTTGACCGCTAGGCTCACTAGCGAGGGCGTCAAGGCCGATACTGCGGTGGAGGTTGTCACCGGGCTTATGCAGGCCGGGAAGCCCGCTGAAGGCCCTGAATTGCGGCGCTGGGAAGCGCGGGTGCAGGAAATCCCCCGGCTGGTGCATGGCGCTCAGAAGTTCGCGCCTGAGGCCAAGCCTGCGATTGATTCGGTCGGTCTGATCCGCACACTTGATGAGGTCGGCAGGGAGTTTGAAGATATTGACTGGATCGTTGACGATCTGATCCCAGAGCAAGCCGTGGGCATGATCTTTGGGGCGTCGGGAACGTTCAAATCGTTCATCGCCATCGACCTATGCTGCCATATGGCAAACGGGATGGAATTTATCGGCAAGGAAACCCGGCAAGCCCCGGTCCTGTATCTGGCCTCCGAAGGCGGCGCGGGTATCTATCGACGTTTTCAGGCGTGGCATAAACACCACGGGCTTCCGCACTCCGCTGACGTGCACCTGGTCACAACGCCTTTGATCCTGACTGTCAAAGAGCAATTGACGGCGCT